CCTTAACCAGTTATCAATACCGGCTTCTTCAAGTTGGTTTGCCTGGCTTGAAATACCTGCGCAAGCAAGTGACCCAGGCGCGTGGCATGTCGAGCAAAGAATCGATTGTGCGTCGCCTCAACTTCTGCCAATGGGTAGAGGCCGAGGCGCCGTGGATTGGATCTGACGTTTGGTTCGGCTGCAACCCCGAGCATGAATTTGACCAGGCCCTGCTTTATGGCCGCCGCTGCTATGGAGGTCTGGATTTATCCAGCACGCAAGATTTAACCGCGTTCGCAAAACTATTTGAACCCATCGAAGCAGATCCAGTCTGGCGGCTTACCGTCACCTTCTGGTTGCCCGGCGATGGGCTGCACGACAAGGCCGACCGCGACCGCGTGCCCTACATTGCCTGGCGCGATGCTGGCCACCTGATCGCCTTGCCCGGCAAGGCCATCAACAAACTGGCTGTGTTGCACAAGCTGGCCGAAGAAGCCAGCTTATACAACATCCAAAAAATATCGTACGACCGCTGGCGCATAGAAGATTTAACCATGCTCATCCAGTAAGAAGGCGTCAGCCTGCCGCCGCTCATCCCCTTCGGTCAGGGCTTCAAAGACATGGCCCCGGCGGTGGATGAATTCGAGCGCAAGTTACTCAACCGCACCATGCGCCACGACGGCAACCCGGTCATGACCTGGTGCGCCGCCAATGCCGTGGTGATGACCGACCCGGCAGGAAATCGCAAAGTTGCAAAAGAGCGCGCTACAGGCCGAGTGGATGGAGTAGTCGCCGCCATTATGGCCACCGGCGCCAGCGCAAACCAACTTGAAGAAGCCGGTATTGATAACTGGTTAAGGAGCTAGATCACAGCATGAACATTTTTAAAAAGCTCGCGCTGGTGATAGCCCAAAAATCGGCGGCCTACAGCGGCGTTACTTTCTCGCTCTCTGATACCAACCAGAAGCTCAGCAGCCAACTGGGTGGAGGCACCTACACCGGCAAAAGCGTCACCGAAAAAACGGCGATGCAGATCACCACCGTGTGGGCCTGCATCCGGCTGTTGAGCGAAACGATGGGCGCGCTGCCTTCATCGATTTATCGCACCGAAAAAAGCGGCAACGCCACCAAGGTGGACGATCACCCGCTGCACGAAGTGCTGATCGAACAACCGAATAGCGACATGAACGGCCTGGAGTTCCGCGAAGCACGCACTGCCAATCTTGCGATGCGAGGCAACAGCTACGCCATTATCGAGCGGCGCGGCAGCGGTGATGTGATATCACTTTACCCAGTGCCCGCTGGTGCCATTCAGCGCAAACGTGATGCCGCCAATAACATGATTTACGGCGTCACCGATGGCGGCAAAACAGAATGGTATCCCGCTGAAAAAATTTGGCACACAAAAGGTTTTAGCTTCAACGGCCTCGAAGGCTTAAGTCCCATCGCCTACGCCCGCGAAGCCATGTCCCTTGCACTGGCCGGTGAAGAATTCAACGCCCGCTTGTTTGGGCAAGGCCTCATGCCCTCGGCCAAGGTATCCATTCCCAACTGGCTCACGGATGAGCAGCGCAAAGTGGCCAACGCCAAGCTGCTGGAAATGCACACCGGCCTGCAGAACATGAACAAACCCATGCTGCTTGAGGGCGGCATGAAAGTGGAAGACGGCATTTTGACACCGGACGATGCACAGTTCCTGCAGCTGCGCCAGTTCACCGTGGTCGAGATATGCCGCCTCTTCAACATCAAGCCCCACATGGTCGCCAGCCTGGAGCAAGCCACCAACAACAACATCGAGCAGCTCTCGCTGGAGTTTATTACCTACACCATGCTGCCCTATCTGCGGCGCGATGAAGTGGGCGCGAGAAAATTATTCAAGCCTGCGGACAGAAGCAAATATTTTTATCGCTACAACTTCGAGGGCCTGCTGCGCGCCGATAGCGGCGCTCGCGCCAGCCTCTACAGCATCCTGCTACAAAACGGCGTCTTCACCCGCAATGAAGTTCGTGCGCTGGAAAACCGCAACCAGTCGGACGACCCAAGCATGGATCAATTCACAGTCCAAAGCAACATGGCCATGATCGACCAGATCGCCGCGCTGGTGGCAGGCCGCAATGCGCCGCCCGCAAAACATCCGGCAAAATTTTAAGAGGATTCTGTCATGAAATATTTAAACGTCCCCACAGAAATAAAAGCCTTTGGCGACTCCGGCAGCATCGAAGGCTACGCCTCCATCTTTGGCAATGTGGATCTGGGTGGTGATGTCATCGAGCGCGGCGCATTCAAAGAGATCGTTAAAAACAGCAGCGGCATGGTGGTGGTTTTAAACCAGCACAACACCCGCGACCCCATCGGTGTTGCCGAAGTCAAGCAGGACGACAAAGGGCTCAGCTTCAAAGGTCAATTCATTCTTGAGGCCGCCAGTGCACGCAGCGCATACGCCCTGGCAAAGGGCGGCGCACTCACTGGCATGTCAATCGGTTATGACGTGCTGGAAGGTGGCGCAAAAATTCTTGAGTCCGGCATCCGCCAGCTCAAGTCGCTCAAGCTGTGGGAGATCAGCCTGGTTACTTTCGGCATGAACCCATTGGCCGGTATCGACTCGGTCAAGCAGGCCGGCAACATCACCACCATCAGAGAATTCGAGGACTTCCTGCGGGATGCAGGCGGTTTCTCAAAAGCCCAGGCAACAGACATTGCCGTGGGTGGCTGGAAGAAGCTTAACGACCGGCGGGATGCTGGGGAAGCTGACGATGCAACGAAGTACCTGAAATTCCTTAAATCCCTAACCATGGAGAATCAATCATGAAATATATTAAACTCGCCGTCAGCATGATCGTGCTGGCTGTTCAGTTCCTGGCCGCGATGATCATGCTGCCAATCGCTGCTGTGCTCGACACCTATTCCCGCAAATACTTCTGCGCCTATGGCGCGCCTGAAGACATCAAGGGGTTGCATGAAGCCAGCGAAAAAGCCTATGCCGCGATGTCCGAGAACATCAAAAAAGTGCAAGACCTAGCCGAAAAAGCACTGGAAGAATCCCGCAAAGAAGGCACCCTGCACACCAAAACCAACCAACAACTGGCCGAGCTAGGCAAAACCGGCAACCAGCTTGCCGAGGGCTTCAAGGAAATGCAGACGCGCATTCTGGAAGTCGAGCAGAAGCTGGTTAAAAATCCAACCGGCATGAATGCAAACGAAGCCAAGTCTATCGGCCAATTGGTTGCCGAGTCCGAAGAGTTCAAGTTTGCCTCCGGCCAAAAGAATGCCAGCAAGATGGAAGCCGTCAACGTGGGCAGCTTCCACAAAACCGCCATGCTCAACGCCACCGGCCAAAACCAGCCACTGGTGCCAGCTGACCGCCTGCAAGGCATCATCATGCCCGCGCTGCGCCGCCTGACCATCCGCAACTTGTTGCCGCAAAATCGCACCAATAGCAACCTGATTGAATTTGCAAAAGAGTTGCTCTACACCTCCAATGCTGGCCCACAAGGCGGGCTCACTAGCCCCACCGTAACAGGTGGCGAGGGTGAAACCAAGCCCGAATCCGCGCTCACCTTCGAGCTGGCCAACACCGCCGTGGTGACACTGGCGCACTTCATCCCTGCCTCACGTCAGGTGCTGAGCGATGCGCCGATGTTGGCCGGTTATGTTGATGGCCGCCTGCGTTATGGCCTGATGCTGGAAGAAGAAGACCAGTTGTTGAATGGTGCCGGTGCAGCCGGTGACCTGAGCGGCCTGGTTGCCAATGCAACAGCATTCTCTGGTGGTGCAACCAACCAAACCGCGCTTGACACTCTGCTAAAAGCCTTCCTGCAAATCTCCCTGCAAAATATGGAAGCCAGCGGCGTCGTGTTGCACCCCACCGACTACACCAACATCATGCTGTTGAAAGACACTACAGGTCGCTATCTGTTCAGCGATCCGCACAGTGCCGAGCAACCACGCATCTGGGGTAAGGACGTCATCGCAACCGCAAGCCAGACTCAAGGCCAGTTCCTCGCCGGTGCTTTCACCCTGGCCGCCGAGATCTTCGACCGTGAAGATGCAACCGTGCGTGTAGCTGAGCAACATGCCGACTTCTTCGTGCGCAATATGGTGGCAATCTTGGCAGAAGAGCGCCTGGCTTTGGCAATCTACCGCAGCGCGGCAATCGTAAAGGGTGCAGTCAGCTACGCAGGCTAAGTAACACTGTAGTGAGCAGCACATTACCCCGGTTCGCCGGGGTTTTTTTCGAGAGGTTCTTAATGTCCGAATTCAAAACCGCACAGCTTCGCGTCAAGCGCAAAGCCATCATCGCCGAAGGCGGCCGTGGCACCATCTTCTGGGCCACACCTACCCGCGCGCGCCGGCTGCTCGATGCCGGTGCAGTTGATCTGATGAATGCGGAGCCGGTTGCTGGCCCAAGTGAAACCAAGCCAGCCGGCCCAGCCGAACACAAGGAACCTATCGAAAAAAAATCCTCAGCCACCGCCCCGGCTGGCCCCTCGACAGATTTAGCACAGTCGAGCCAGCCTGGCGTGGTGGCACAGTCGTCTGCATCGGAGGTGGCCCCAGCCTCACCCAAGCGCAAGTCGCGGCAGTCAAAGAAGCAAGAGAAAGAATAGCAAGCCCTCTCCCTAACCCTCTCCCGCAAGCGGGCGAGGGGACAAGCGAGAAAGGCAATATTTATATTATCGCAATCAACGACGCCTACCGAATAGCCCCCTTTGCCGACATCTGCTACTTCGCAGACTCGGAATGGTGGACATGGCACAAAGACAAGCCCGAGTTTAAAAGCTTCACCGGGCAAAAATGCAGCATACAAAACAGCGGAATGAATGTGGAAGACGGCGCGGTGCACCTGCTGCGCAATAAAAACTTCCCTCAAAACGGCACCGGCTTATCGCTGGACCCCGAGTACCTGGTCACCGGCCACAACTCCGGCTACCAGGCAATCAACCTCGCCGTGCTGGCGGGAGCCAAAACAATTATTTTGCTGGGCTACGATGCGCACGATCCCGCGCCAAACGAAGCCACCCACTGGTTTGGCAACCACCCGCGCCGCGAGCCGCAGTCAGTATTTGCACTCTACCGGCAAGCCTGCAAGGCCGGTGCAGCATCGATCAAAGCCGCAGGGGTACGGGTAATCAACAGCTCGCCCGGCAGCGCGATCGATGCGTTTGAAAGGATGGAACTTGATCAAGCCCTTAGCCTATAACCTCACCCGCCGCGAAATACATTACCGGCACGAGGTCTTCAGCGCGGGGCTAAAAGCGGCCGGTTACCAGGTTGAAAGCCTGCCACCAGCAAAGGGCAAGCCCGGCGACGTGCTGCTGATCTGGAATCGCTATGGGCAGTTTCATGATATCGCCAAGAACTTCGAGCGCGGCGGTGGCACCGTCATCGTGGCTGAAAATGGCTACCTCGGGCAGGACGAGCTGGGCGGGCAGCTTTACGCGCTGGCACTCGGTGGCCACAACGGCAGCGGCCAGTGGAATACAGGCGGCCCCGAGCGTTTCGCAGCACTAAACATTGAATTAAAACCGTGGCGCGAGCAAGGCGGCCACGTGCTCATCTGCCCCAATCGTTCGTTTGGGCGGCCCGACATGATCATGCCGTGCGACTGGGCCAGCGACGTGCGCCGCCGCTTGGCGAAATTAACCCAGCGCGAAATTCGCGTGCGGCCGCATCCCGGTAACGAGCCACCCAAAAAGCCGCTGGCAACGGATCTGCTCAATGCCTGGGCGGTGGTCATATGGGGCTCAAGCGCGGGCGTGCAAGCGCTGATGGCCAGGATCCCGG